CGACTTTTGCGGAGAAGGATGAGGGTGATGGCGGAGTTCGGCGCATTGTCGAACTACAGCATGACTTGCTTCCTAAAGTTGCTGACATTCAGATTGTAGACCTGCCGGAGGATGCCGACCTTCTGGCGGTCCACATTGCCGCCCCCGATTCTCTCCTGAAACAGTACCCTCGCAAGCCGATGGTGGCGCATTGTCATGGCCTCTACTGGTCAGAATATGAATGGGCAGAGTGGGCTCTCAAGGCCAATACGATGGTCATGGAGACGATCCGGCAGAGCAGTGCCGTCACGGCACCCTCAGAATGGGTGGCGCAGGCGATTCGCCGTCATACCTTACGGCTGGTAGAGGTTGTGAATCATGGGGTTAGCTTGGAGGAGTGGATGCCCAGGCCCTCTGCCGGTTATGTCCTCTGGAATAAGACGCGGCCCGACCCCGTTTGTGACCCCAAGCCTGTCCAGGATGTGGCTGCTCTCTTGCCCGATATCCTCTTCCGTTCGACCTTCGGCGAGCCTAGCTTCAATCTGACTATCACGGGCAAACTTCCATTTGAAGCTGTCAAGAAGGAACTTGAGGAAGCGGTAGTCTACCTCTGTACGACTCGCGAGACGTTCGGCATTGGCACATTAGAGGCTCTAGCGGCTGGGGTACCGGTTGTGGCCTGGAATTGGGGAGGCCAGCGTGAGTTCCTGCACCACCGGCGGGAGGCATGGCTGGCCCGCCCCGGCGACCTGGAAGGGCTAGCCGAAGGCATCCGGTGGGCATTAGCCCATAGGGAGCCGATGTCGAAGGCTGCGAGAAAAGAGGCAGCTAAGTTCTCTCGAGAACAAGCGGCTAGTGCCTACGCTGACCTCTATCAACGAGTCTTGGTCAAGACTAGCCAAAAACGGCCTAAGGTATCGGTCATTGTCACGGCCTACAATCTCGCCGAATACCTGCCAACCTGCCTAGACTCAGTGCAAGCTCAAGAGATGGCCGATTGGGAATGCATCGTTGTTGATGACGCTTCGCCTGACAACTGCGGGAAGATAGCCGATGACTACGCCAGTAGGGACAAGCGGTTCAGAGTGGTCCACAATCAGGAGAACCAGTATCTAGCAAGGGCAAGGAACACCGGGATTGAGGTAGCCAGGGGCGAGTACATTCTACCACTAGATGCCGATGACCTTCTTCCCTCGGCGGCTCTCACCTTGCTATCAAATGCTCTTGACGAGGATCGTTCTATTCACATCGCCTATGGCAATGTCGAGTTTTTAGAGCTGGATGAACGGCGCTGGCATTCTGGTTGGCCTATGCCATTCCGCCACGATTGGCAATTGATGCAGCGCAACCTGCTTCCCTACTCTTCCATGTTCCGTAGAGAGGTCTGGGAGCTAACGGGGGGCTACCGTCCCCGCTACCGGACTGCCGAGGATGCGGATTTCTGGTCTAGAGCCTCTAGCTATGGTTTCCGCCCAAAGATGGTTACTGAAGCCGACACGCTTATTTACCGCAACCGCGAAGGCTCAATGAGTAGGCGGGAGAAGGCCGCTGATTGGATATCTTGGTTCCCCTGGGCGGGCAAGGAGATGGCGGCCCCAGCAGGTGCAGTCACGATTGAGCAGCTGCCAATCCCTTCCTTCGATCCTCCGGTCGTGGCCGTCATTATTCCGCTTGGCCCTGGCCATGAAGAGGTTGTGCAGGACGCTATCGATAGCGTGGACGCACAGACTTTCAGAGAGTGGGAATGCATCCTGGTCAATGACACTGGCAAGCCACTCTCGCTCCGGTTGCCAAGCTGGGTGCGGGTCTTCGATACTTTTGAAGGGCCGCGAGGAGTGGCACACGCTAGGAACATAGGTATAAAGAGGAGTTCGGCACCACTGTTCCTTCCCCTTGATGCGGATGATTATCTTCAGCCTTATGCACTGGAGACAATGTTCCAGGTCTGGCAGGAGGTGAAGGGCTACGTCTATTCAGATTGGCTAGCCGAGACAGAGGGGAAACTGGTTCCTTACCAGACGCCTGAATATGACGCTAAATTACTTGTGGCGAAGGGCTGTATCCACGCTGTCACGGCTCTCTATCCCAAGGATGCCTGGAAGCAGGGCAAGCAGTTTGACGAGACACTTAGTAACTGGGAGGACTGGGATTTTCAGATTGCTCTAGCAGACCAGGGTATCTGCGGCACGCGAGTGCCGGAGCCACTATTTGTCTACCGCAAAGACTTGGGTCTGAGGCGAGAGGATAACTATACCCACTTCGAGCGGGGAAAGCAGGAACTAACAGCGAAATGGAATCTCTGGGGGAAGGAGGCTAAGGAACTCATGGCTTGCCGTGGATGCCCAGGTGGTGGCGGGAAGGTTGTGCGACCCCGGAATCAGGAAGCTAGAGGCCAGCCAGCCCCTGCTGCCCCTCCGAGCGAAGATGTTGCGGTGGTGCAGTACATCGGCCAGCAGCTGGGAGCGCGGTCGTTCCGAGGTGCAGCTACCAACACGATCTACCGATTCAGTGGGGATGATGGTGGGCGGCTCAAGTATGTCTATAAGAAGGACTTGCCTCTCTTTGAAGGGCGCACCGACTTTCGCATCCTGTCGGAGTACCCGGCCCGCGAGGAGAAGGTACTTGTATCCCAATGAGAGAGTTTGTCGAGCTCCTGGCGGTAGGGCTGGGGGGATGGCGGGTGGCCTCGCTCCTGACCCAGGAGGCAGGTCCAGGACAGGTCTTCTTGCGGCTACGCGGGGTGGCGGGGATCAAGCATGACGATTCAGGGCTCCCCAGCGAATGGCCAGCGACATTCTTGGCCTCCCTCCTGTCCTGCATCTGGTGCACTAGCGTTTGGACAACGCTTCTCTTGTGGGGGCTTTGGCAGATTGAGCCCAAGACCGTTCTCCTCTTTGGAGCGATGGGCGTGGCATTGCTAGCTGATAAGGTGAGTTCAAAGTGAGAGTCTGATGGCTCGTGCTACTTTTACAACGAAGCTTTCCCTCGACCGCTGGGCACAGTTAATCGGAGTACATCCGCTCCACTTCAATGGTGTAACGGTTGCTGACATCGCTCCGGCGACAGGGTGTTCTGTGCCCTGGTTACAACATTCATGGCAGGACTTCAACCGCGTTAGCCGGGAGGACGTGGCGGAGGCCATTCAGCAGGCCGAAGAGAGCATTGAGCGATACCTGGGCTACCGTCTCATGCCTGCCTGGGAGACGGACGAGTGGCGGCCAACCACACGGCCCTTCCGCCCTGAGTTTATCAATCTCTCTTCAACCGATATCCGAGGCTTCCCGCAGGCTGTCCGCGCTGACTGGGGCTATCTCATCAGTGGCGGCATCGTTGGGAAGACTCTTATCGAGGCAGCTTCGGCTATCGTCTGGAGTGATGCCGATGGTGATGGGTACGATGAGACCGGCACTCTCTCGGCGGCGACAACTGTGACTGATCCTTGCGAGATTGCTCTTTACTACCCAGGCGAGTCCGGAGCTGATGAGTGGGAAATCCGACCAATCACAGTCAGCATCGCAGCTGGTGTTGTCACAATCACGTTCCGGCGAGAGCTAGCTGTCCTACCAGGGCTTATGGAAGCCCTGAATGCTGGCGGAGTAGATGGGTTAGACGACCCTAGTTTTCTGGATGAAGCAGACATCTATCGGAAATTTAACGACCCGCAGACGCAGGTCTCATTCCTCTGGGAGCCCTTTGCTAGCGGTTGTGCTTGCGAGAATGGTGGCTGTAATGACTGTGCTTATCAGACACAGACAGGATGCTTGCTGATTCGTGGCGATCCTCGTCAGGGCCTTCTCTCCTTCAAGCCAGCAGATTGGGATGCGGACGCAGAGGAGTTTGATCCCACTTCATGGAGTATAAGCAGGCAACCGGACATTACCCGGCTCTACTACTATGCCGGATTCCGTGACAAGCGGAAGGGCTGCCCTGAGAACCAGATGAGTCCACTTTGGGAGCAGGCGGTGGTGGCCTATTCAGCTTCGCTACTTCAGCGTAGTCTCTGCGAATGCGATATTCCTCACTCTCGGGCCGAGTTGTGGCAGGCTGACCTGGCCTTTAGTAGCGGAGCGGGCGAGCTTTCCTCTTATGGTATAAGCCCTGGCGACCTTGACAACCCCTTCGGCACCCGGCGAGGCGCAGTCTACGCCTGGAAGCGTGTGATGAGAGAAGCCCGTGGGGAGGCTGTGCTTGCGTAGGTTAGTGTACACAGATGGGGAAGGGAGGAAGACTATCGTTCAGATTCCAGACGGGGCACCTGAGAGCGATGGCGCTATGGGCATCCTGGTTGGACCGCCCCCTCTGGAGTCGTTAGGGCTACCGCTAGACGTTGAAGTCCGACTGAATAACGAGTTGTACAATCGTGGCCTGTTCACAGGGCAGGATATCAAGAGGAGGACAAATGAAGTGGTCGCTGCCGTGATTGCCGCTTATAAGGTTGATGCAGTAAAGATTATCGAACTCTACCGAGGAGGTAACCATGCCTAACCTTCAGAAGACACCCTACTCGCGGGTCTTCCTCATTGAAGACCGAGCAGGGCCTGCTAATGCCCCTATGTATATGGGGCTTTCGCGTGCAATGGCCGCCGATTGGCCTCAGGGCGATGTCACGCCTGTGCGCGTGCCTGATCCCGACCAGTACGGTCAGTTTATCGTCATCGACGAGATCAGAGGGGCGCAAGGGCTCCCTAGCCTGCCTCTCCAGACTCGCTATCAGCGAGATGCTTCTGATCTGCTTCGCCTGGTGCGGAAGGGGTGTCGTCTCGACGTGCAGGTGCACATGGGACGGTGTCGTGACCCGCGTGACTTCAACGGTGGCTGGGACAAGGTGCTTGTTCTCGAGGCAGCTCGACCTACCTCCTGGGGCACTAGCGAACTTGGAGCCCTGGATGTAGGTGAAGATGCTGTCGTCAATGAGGACACTCCGTTCACGGGTCTCGATCTCTATGAGGTCAAGCGGCTGGCTCTCGCAGAGTTTGGAGCCACGGAGGTAGTTCAGGAAGTTGTTGCTATCACCATCTGCGACTCCAAGGCTTGTGGTGAGTGCGGGATCACATCTGATGGCTGTCAGAAGGTATTTGCTCTCACGCTCTCGGCAGGTGGTTCTCCTGGTCTTCCGGCAGAACTGATCTACTCAGAGGACCAGGGTGCAACTCTGGGCGAGACAAATATTAGTACCCTTGCGGCCAACGAAGACCCCGACGATATGGCCTGCGTGGGTGCTAACCTAGTAGTTGTCTCGCAGGACTCCTGCTCCCTCCACTATGCTCCAATCGCGGACGTTCTTGACGGGACAGAGACCTGGACGGAGGTTGCCACTGGGCTTACCTGTGCAGCCGGTGCCCCGAGGGCTCTCTTCAGTTTGGGCAGTCGGTTCACCTGGGTTGTTGGCGCGGGCGGTTACATCTACTTTAGCAGCGATATCCCTTCAGGAGTTGCTGTGCAGAGCGCCGGGGGCGTCACAATCCAGGATTTCAACGATATCCATGGCTATGATGAGCTAAATCTTGTGGCCGTGGGAGCCAGCAATGCCGTTGTACTCACGCGCAACGGCGGCTCAACCTGGTCGTTGATAACCGGCCCCGCTGTGGGCATTGTTCTCAATGCCGTGTGGATGCGTACTGCCGATGAATGGTTTATCGGCACAGCTGGCGGGCGACTCTACTATACTCGAGATGCCGGCGACACCTGGACGGAGAAGACCTTCTCTGGCTCAGGTGCCGGATCAGTACGTGACATTCAGTTCGCCACGCCGACAGTAGGCTACCTGGCTCACAACACAGCCACCCCCGGCGGGCGAATCCTCCGCACTATTGATGGCGGATTCTCCTGGTATGTGTTGCCGGAAGACCCCGGTAACATTCCAGCCAATGACTATGTGAACGCTCTCGCCGCCTGTGGCGAGGATGTGAACCTGGTCTTCGGTGGCGGGCTGGCAGACAACGCTACCGATGGGTTCTTGGTGAAGGGCGCATAAGAGCAAGAGGAGGGAACTTTGGCAAAACGACGGAGCGCTCCAGTAGAAGCTTCTAATGGCCCTGAGCCTAGCGTCACACAGGCAGCTTTCGATGCCGCTGTCAGGGCGAGTGATCCTCCGACTCTGACGAATAACAGGGTTACTCTGTCAAATGGGGTGGTGCTGGGAGTTCGCCCAGTACCACCCCTGGCAATCCGGCAGGCTGTGCTCAATGTCCCCAAGCCGCCAGTCCCGGTTACCTTCCTGGAGGATAAGGGCCGGGAGGAGGAGAACCCTAACGACCCTGAGTATTTGGAAGCCCTGGCCGCTTACCGGGATGCCACCGGCCAAGCAGCACTCAATGTCCTCCTACTCATGGGGACAAAGCTAGAGTCGCTGCCAGAGGGTCTTTGTGGGCCGGATGGTGATGAGTGGTTGGGGGACCTGGAGTTCCTTGGCCTCACAATCGACAAGGAGAATCCGAGGGCTCGCTATCTGGCTTGGCTTCAGTTCTATGCTATCCCTAGTAATGCGGATATAACCAGGGCGCTGGAGGGGCCTGCTAAGGCAGCGGGAGTGGCGGAAGGAGACGTGGCAGCCGCCATCGAATCCTTTCGGAGTCCTACGTGATGGTGAGCCAATCTTAGAAGCGCACCTGGGGAGAACAGTTGATACAGGGCTGGGCTTCACAACGCTTATCCCCGGCCTGGTGCCGGAAATAGAAGAGCGAGAGGCAGCTATCTTTGCTGGCTACACTTGGCGGACCTGGCATGAGTTACCTCGTGAAGAGCGGACGGATGGAGTGGCCCACTACAGACTTCATCGCCTAATCAGTCTACACCAGGATGACGCTGTGGCTAAGGATGCTGAGCGACGCATGAAGAGGGGCACAAAGGGTGGCTCTTGAACGGGTAGGCGTTGAGGCCGTAATCCAAGGCTTGCAGCCTTACTTGTTGGGCATTCAGAAAATGAATGCCACTACATCAGGGCTCGCTCGCTCATTAGGGACTGGTCTCAAGACTGCAAGCACTGTTGCGGCGGTAGCTATTGCCGGAGCTGGGGTAGCAGCCATTGGGTTTGGGGCCAAGGGCCTAGCAATGGCCGATAGCATAGAACAGGCTGAGTTGGCCTTTGGAACCCTTCTTGGGTCAGTTGATGCAGCCAAACAGCGCATTAAGGAACTAAGCGAGTTCTCTGCTGCGACCCCCTTTGAGTTGCCCGGCATCATTCAGGCAGACCGACTCCTCACGACCTTCGGTGCTCGTTCTGTCGAAAACTTGACACTTGTGGGTGATGCCGCTGCTGGAGTTGGGGCAGGTATTGAGGAGATCGCTTTCTGGTTTGGTCGTGCTGCTACTGCTATCGAGGCCGGGCGCCCCTTCGGTGAGGCCCTTATGCGTCTCACAGAGTTGGGTCTTATCACAGGCACAACGCGAAATAGGCTGGAGGAGCTTCAAAAGGCTGGCGCTAGCTCGACTGAGGTCATGGGTGTCCTGACTGAGGAGTTGGGCCGGTTCTCAGGGCTGATGGAGAAGCAAGCCCAGACTATTGGTGGGCTGAAGTCTACTCTCTCCGACAACTTCAATCTGATGCTCGCCTCTATTGTACAGCCGTTCATGCCAGAATTTAAGAAGGGCATGGGGGCGG